CTCGTGGCCGGCCTGCTCGGAGTCTAGCGGTCCAACAGGAGCCGCAACGGTGCGGCCTCAGCGCGGCTTAACTGCCGCTCCTTGAAAGGGAAACATGGCGAAAGAAACGATTCTGATTGGCTGTCGTTTGCCGAACGGCCTTGTGCTGCATCACCCAAAGAACCGCGATTTGACGGTAAAACTCGCGGGAACCTACGGCGCAAAAATGGACAGCGGGCTTTACACACCGCCAAGAGCTTTCACTACAACTCCGGTTGATTTGGAGTTCTGGACGGAATGGAAAGCGGCCTACGTGGGATTTCCTCCTCTGAAGACACGCGCAGTATTTGAGGCGCGCTCGGACCAGGAAGCAGGCGCAAAGGCCAAGGACACCGACAAGACTGGCTTCGAGCCGATGAGCCAGACAGCGGTCATCGACGGTGTGAAATTGGAACAGGCGACGAGCTGATGTGCGTAGCAACCTTCAATTCGGCTGTTTTCCTTGCGCGCTACCCGGAGTTCACGGCGGCGTACAACGCGAATCCATCGCTATTTCCGTCGCTGTTTGCTGAAGCCGGACTTTACCTCAACAATACCGATTGCAGCCCCGTGCGGGACATAACCTTGCGCGGGATTCTGCTTAACATGGTGACCGCTCATATCGCGTTCCTGGGCGGAGTTCTGACTGCGGATGGCCAGCCGCGTCCGGTCGGGCGCGTCAGTCAGGCGGCAGAGGGAGCGGTAAGCGCTGCGTTTGAGGATGTGCAGGCGACACCGGGATCTGGGCTTTGGTTCAGGCAGTCGCAGTATGGTGCGGCTTTCTGGCAGGCTACGACCTGCTACCGGGGAATGAAGTATTTCGCGCAGCCAACGCGGGTTGAGGGGTTTACAGGTACGAGACTTGGCAGGCAATGGCTGCCGACGTGATTTCTCTCAGCCTTATGGTCGATGCTTCCGAGTTGGAGCGCGACTTGGAGGCGATTGAACGCGGGGAAATTGAACTGCCAACGGTTTCAGCGGTAATGGTTTGCGTGGATGGCCGAGAGGTCGAGGAATTTGCGGTATGGCTACCCGAAGCGTAAAGATGTCCGATGCGGTGACGGCCAAGCTCCTTGAATTGGCTAAGCAGGCGCACGGAACGGTTCAGGTGGGATTTATCGACAACGACCAAGCTCCGATTGCTTTCTGGAATGAGTTTGGACATAAGGGCAGGTTCCCGGCGCCGCCGCGTCCCTTCTTTCGCACAATGGTGGCTAACGAATCCGGCAAGTGGCCTGCAATGATGGCACGCGCCTTGCACGACACAAAAATGGATGGAAAGAAGACGTTGGCGTTCATGGGCGAGGAAATCGAGGGCGCGCTGAAACAGAGCATTATCGATTTGACTTCGCCGCCGCTTTCGGCCGTCACACTCCGTCTGCGTCTCAAGTTCGGCAACCAGCCGCAAAACATTCGCTTGCGCGATGTGTACAGCGCCATTGGCGACGTGCGCAGCGGGGCAGAAGTCGCGTCTGGCACGCAGGCCAAGCCGCTGATCTGGACCGGCGACATGCTCAATTCGACTTCGTATAGGGTGACTCAGTAATGGGATACATTTACCTAATCCGAAACACCATAAACGGCAAAGGCTATGTCGGACAGACTGCCGCGTCGATTGAACAAAGATTCTCTGAGCACGTTGTGGCATCTAAAAGAGGTTGCGGGAATGCTCTATATAAAGCCATGCGTAAGTACGGAATTGAAAACTTCTCCGTGTCTGAAGTTGCATCGTGCGATTCTTTGCTTTTGAATGATCTCGAAAAGCACTACATCAAGTTTTATGGGACGTTTGCTCCTACGGGGCATGGCTATAATCTAACGCTTGGTGGAGACGGAGCGTTGGGATACGTCATGTCTGAGGAGTCCAAAGCAAAGATGTCTCTCGCTAAAAAAGGTAAGCCCATGTCAGAGGCGGGCAAGCAGGCGAGGAGGGGAAAAATTGCTTGGAATAGGGGAATGAGAAAACCTAAACCAGTTCGCATAAAAAAAGATAGACAGCCGATATCTGAAGAGACTCGCGCTAAAATGTCAGCGGCAAAATTGGGAAAAGTTCCATGGAACAAGGGAAAAGGTAAGGTTGTTGAAAAGGTTCATGGAACAGTGGTAATAAGATCGTGCTCAGAGGAAACAAAGGTTAAAATTGGCAATGCTAATCGCGGCAGGTACAAAGGTGTGCCATGGACACAAGCGCGTCGTGATGCACAAAGAAGGAAGGCGTCATGACTGATTTAAGGAGCATTGCAAACAGTGTCACAGATACCATTAACCCCAATATCTCTGTCACAGTGACGGCCTCGACCGGCTACACCATCGGCGCGGGCTTGAAGCAGGTTCCGTCTTATGCCGAGCCCGTCAGCGGATTCGCACAGGTTCAGGCGCTTACGCAGGCTGATTTGCGGCACCTTGACGGCCTCAACATCCAAGGCGCAACGCAATCCATCATCTTGCGCGGCGCACTGTGCGCTGTGGTGCGCAACAATGCCAAGGGCGGAGATCTGGTTCAATTCAACGGCCAGACCTGGCTTACGGTCGCAATCCTTGAAAACTGGCCGCTGTGGACACGGGCCGCGCTAACGCTTCAGGTGAGCAACTGATGAGCGCCCCAACACAGTACGTCGCCTCAATCCTCATCGATTCGGTGTTCGATGCGCTAGGCGCGTTCATTCAGCCGTTTGTCGGAACCACGCAGGTAATTCGCGCACAGGTCAACCGCGTTGCGATGCCAGCGGGTAGCTTTGTAGAACTGACGGAGATTGGCAGTTGCGACCTTGAAGTTCCGCGCACATGGTATGACCACACCTATCTTGAGCGCAACATCATCGGGCCAAAACGCTTGATGATTCAGGCAGATTTTTACGGGGAATCCGCAGGCGACTGGTGCGCCGCAATCAAAACGGTATGGCGCACGCCATACTGCGTAGCTCAGTTTCCTACCGGAATCGCGCCGCTGTACTGCGACGACGGCCATGAGGTTCCGCTGATTACCGGCGAGGAACAGTATCTCCGCCGCTGGACGCTAACCATGAATTTGCAGTACAACCCCGTCATCGTGGTTCCGCTTCAGAGTGCTGATACACTCAAGATGAACATCGTTGACAACGTGGATGCCTAAGGAGAAGAGATGACCATTCCGGCGAGCACTATCGCAAACGTAATCCCAGGCGTACTGAGTCCCGGCGGCGCGGGCCTCGTGATGAACGGCCTTGTGCTGACGCAGAATTCGCTCATGCCAACTGGCACGGTGCTGAGCTTTTCTAGCGCCACAGCCGTGTCGAACTTCTTTGGACCATCATCCGCAGAGTTCACTTACGCGTCGATTTATTTCGCGGGCTTTGTCAACGGCACGCAGCTTCCATCCGCAATTCTCTTTGCGCCCTACAATGCGTTGGCGCGCGCGGGCTGGCTGCAATCTGGATCGCTGGCAAATGTTCCCTTGACAACGCTTCAGAGCTACAGTGGAACGCTGACCATCGACTTCGCCGGCACGCCGATTACCTCCAGCACGATCAACTTGACGGGAGTTTCAAGCCAAAGCCTCATGGCGGCGGCAATTCAGGCCGCATTCACCTCGCCTCCGTTTTCTGTGAGCTGGGACGCCGTTCAGGGATGCTTCATCTTCACCAGCACATTGACTGGCGCGACCGAGACGATCACCTACGCGACCGGAACGCTTGCCGCAGAATTGTTCCTGACTCAAGCGACCGGCGCCACTCTCTCGCAGGGAGCGGCTGCCGACACGCCGTCCAGCGCGATGAGCAATGCAACAGCCGTTTCCCAGAACTGGGCGACAATGAGCTATCTCACCGAACCCACTCTAGCGAACAAGGAAGCGTTTGCGGTCTGGTTCAGCGGGCAGAACGGCCAATATCTCGGCGTGATGTGGGACAGCGACGTTCTGGCGAGCACGCAGAACGCGACTGAGCCTTTCGGCGTAGTGGCCAAGACGAATCAGTACAACGGCGTGATGTGCATCGGCGGTGACCCGGCGCTGGGTTCACTTGGACCGTTGGTAATGAATGTAGCGGCCTTCGTGCAGGGCATGATTGCCTCCATCAATTTCTCGCAGACCAACGGGCGCATCACGCTTGCAGGCAAAGCGGCGCAATCGGCGGCGGTTTCGCCAACCTGCGCCAATCTCCAGACCTACCAGAATCTCTTGGCGAACGGCTACAGTTGCTACGGCGCTTTCGCCTCGCGCAACCAGGGATTCAACTTCTTCTCGAACGGCAATATGCCGGGTAACTTCCCCTGGGCCGACCAGTACGTTGACCAAATCTGGCTAAACGCGCAACTTCAGCTTGCGCTTTTGAACCTCTACACGACCATCAACGACATTCCCTACGATCAGACCGGCTACGGGCTTATCCGGGCCGCATTGGTTGGACAGCCTACGGCGAATGGCAATGTGACCTACAACGGACCAATCAACAACGCGCTCAACGCTGGCGTCATCGTTGCTGGGGTCGCTCTTTCATCTTCACAGGCGGCGGCGATCAATCAGGCGGCTGGCGCGAACGTGGCCAACACCATCACAAACAACGGCTACTATCTTCAGATCCTCGACCCCGGCGCTACGGCACGAAATGCAAGGCAAACGCCCGTGATTAACCTCTGGTACGGTGACGGCGGCGCGGTCCAATCTTTCAGCTTGGCTTCAATCGATGTTCTCTAAGTGAGAGGTGATTTATGGGAAGTTTCACGAATGCTATAACGGGTGGTGCTTCTACCATCACCTCTGCGAATTCGGTTGTCAGCCTTTCGGTGCAGGGCCTTTTCAACACGCCTGTGCAACTCAAGGGCTATTCCGCTGACAAGGCATGGGACACGGCAGCGGTCGTTGTAACCGAGACGCAGATCGGCGTCGATGGGCGCAAGACTGCGGGCCTCGTCTTCAACGCGGTTAAGCAGACGTTCTCGTTTCAGGCCGACTCGCCCAGCGTGCAGATTTTCGAGCAGATTTACGCTGCGCAGCGCCAAGCCCGCGATGTGTACTACATTGCCGCGACGATTGATCTTCCGGCAACCGGCGAGTCTTACGTATGCAACAAAGGCACGCTGGAGGATTACAACGCAGTAGCTTCGGCCGGCAAGGTGCTCACTGCCCGCGAGTTCAGCATCAATTGGGGTTCGATTCAACCTTCTGTCATCTAAGCGGAGTGACGCATGAGAAAAACGACGACCTATGTTGTTGACTCCGAAGGGCGCGACAAGGGCAAGCACTTTCTGATTACCGAGATGCCTGCGACCAAGGCTGAAGACTGGGCGATTCGCGTGATGCTTGCGCTCGGCTCGGCAAATGTCGATATTCCTCCGGGCGCACTCCAGTTGGGCATGGCGGCGCTTGCTGAAATCGGTTTTATGAAGATGTTTGCTATCTCGCCTGAACGCATGAAACCGCTGCTTTCCGAGCTGATGGAGTGCGTTGAACTGATTCCGAACCCGCAAAAGCCGCAGGTCAAAATCGCTTATCCGACATTCGAGAGCCAGGTCGAGGAAGTGAAGACGCTGCTCTTGCTGAAATGGCAGGTGCTATCGCTCCACATGGATTTTTCGTCAGCCGCCGGCATCTCAGAATTACTCGAAAAGGTGCAGGGAGCGGCCAAGCGGAAACCGAATACGCCAACGTCCCACGAATCATCGGAATCATTGTTTCAAGGCGTTTAGCCACGCTTCAGGAGTTGCAGACGATCTACGGCGAGGAGGACGCGCACAATCTGCTTGAAATAATCGCCGTTGATAGCGCAAACGAAAGGGAGTAGACCTTGCCGACGATCATCGACAGTTTAATCGTTCAGCTTGGTCTTGACTCGAAAGACGTCGAAGCGAAGGCTCCTGGAGCCAGAAAACATCTCGCTGATCTTGAAAAGGCTGCATTAAAAACTGAAGTCGGCGTAAAGGGTATCGGCAAAGCCTCCAAAGAAACCGGCGGCGAACTGACCGTTCTCACCGCAAAGCTAGGCTCATTTCTCGCTGTGCTGGGCGGGACCGTGGCCGTGCGCGCGTTCGTAAAGGACACCATCGAGACGAATACGCAGCTTTATTTCCTGTCGCGCAATCTGGAGATGAGCACGCAGAAGCTGTTTGCATGGGGCGCAGCGGCACAGGAAATTGGCGGCAACAAGGGAACGCTCCAGAACTTCATGAAGACGATAGCCGGGATGCCCGGTGAGTTGATGATTGGCCGGATGCCGCAACTGCTTCCCTTGTTCGCTCGTCTCGGAATCAATTTCCGGCAGCCGTTCGATCAGATCATGGTGGACCTCTCCAAGCGGTTCTCTGGCATGGACCGCAAGATTGCGTTCAGTTTCGGCACAGCCAGCGGGATCCCCGAAGACGTGATGAACCTGCTTTTGCAAGGCCCCGGCGCCATGCAGGCGGCTATGAAACGCACACAGGGATTCGCGCCAACGGGAAGGGAGGCGCAATCGGCAGCGGAGCTAAAGCGCGGGTTTACGGACCTCGAACTTCAGTTAGTCAAAATCGGCTACGACCTGCTTTACAAGGTGACGCCCTATCTGGAGCGTTTCCTTGCCATGCTTCAGCAGCTTGGCGCATGGGCGCAGAAGCACGAAAAGATTGTGGCGGTCATTGCTGGCATTCTGGCCGGTCTTTCCGGAATTGCCGCGCTTGCGACATCTATCGGAGCCGTCGCACTTGCCTGGGGCGCTCTTACGGGCGCTATGGTGGCTATGGCTCCAGTTCTGGCTGTCGTTGGGCTGGTGGCTTCGCTTGGGGCTGCGGTCCTCATGCTCTGGCAGGATTACCAGACGTGGGCCAACGGCGGCAAAAGCGATTTCGATTGGACATGGTTCGCGCAATCTGTCCGGGGAACGGCGGACGCCTTCAACTGGCTTGCCACAAGCATTGAAAATGCGACTAATTCTTTCAATAAGTGGCTCTTGGCCCACGGCATAAATCCTTCGGCTATCGGCAGCGCCATTGGCGGCGTAATCAGCGGAAGCAGCGGATATGGACTCGGCCAGTCATTGCGCGGGAAAGCCGATATGTTCGTTGCGAATCATTCTTTATCTAGAAGCATGGGCGAAAGCGCGCTTATTCATGCGATTGCGACGGGTGAGGGATTTTACAACCGTTCTGGCGCAGAAAATATTCCGCAGAAAGCGCACAATCCGGGGGATATAGAATACGGAGATTTCGCACGAGATCACGGCGCAATCGGTTACGTGCTGGCCAAGGGCGGAAAGAAGATTGC